ACTGGTGAAAGAGGTAAAATTGTATTTTATGACACGGCACAGGCGGGCTCTGGCTCTGCAATGGATTCCTCTAATCAGAGGGTTGTCAATGGCACGGGCGCCCCGGCACTGGCAGCGTCGTATCTAAATCGAGCGGCTGGCATCTTACTCAATGATGTCGTAAACCTAGACCTTACTCGACAGCACCTTAATTTCCAGAAGGACGAAGTCCAACTGGGAAGTAAAGTCCTGCTGTTGAAGCGTGGTTTTGTTGTTACCAACGCCATTTCCGGAACTCCAACGGCGTCAGACATTGGCCTCCCGCTTTATGTCACTGGCGATGGATTTTTGGGAGCCCATGCTGTTGGTAACGGTGGACCAAGAGTTGGTCGTTTGCTGTCCATTAAAGATGAAGATGGATACGCTAAGGTCGATATCGACGTTACTTGGTAATTAATTAATAAAACTTAGGAGATAAGCAAAATGGCTAACAAAAAGTTTTTTGAGCCAACTCCCGAAATGAACGAACTGCTCGTAAGAGCTGGATCGCTTCAAAGGGAGGAGTCTCTCTCCGCGACAGCCGAGCTTGCAAAAGCCCTTGAGCTGCCACTCCGCAAAGGGGTTATGAGCGGAAATATTCTAGACGGTATCTTTGAAGCCATCCGTCTTGAATCGGGTAGTACCAGCGAATTCCCTTTGGATTTCCTTGCTCCCGGAACTGAGAAAGATTTCGTAGCATATACTATTCCTAACCACGGACGCATTCCAGAGAGACACGTTGAAGGCGACTATGTCATGGTTCCTACCTATGACGTTGGTGCTTCTATAGACTGGCTCTTGAAGTATGCTCGTGACGCTAGATGGGATATCGTGGGTCGCGCTATGGGTGTTATGGAAAGTCAGTTCGTCAAGAAGGCGAACGATGACGGCTGGCACACAATTATAAGTGCTGGCGTTGATCGTAATATTATGGTTTACGACGCCGACGCCGCTTCTGGCGTTTTCTCAAAGCGACTTGTTTCATTAATGAAGACAGTTATGCGTCGAAACGGTGGGGGCAACAGCACCTCCATCAATCGGGGTGAACTGACAGATCTGTACTTGAGTCCAGAAGGAATCGAAGACATCCGCAATTGGGGTGTTGATGAGGTTGATCCCGTCACCCGACGTGAACTCATCACCCAAGAGGGTGGCCTCCTTATTCGAATTTTCCAAGTTAATCTCCATGATTTGGATGAGCTTGGTGAAGGTCAAGAGTACGAGAACTTCTATACGAGCGACCTAAGCGGTAGTTTGCCTGCTGGCGATAACGAAATTCTCGTCGGTTTAGATCTTCGCATGGGCGACAGCTTTGTACACCCGATTCGTGAAGACGTTCAGATTTTTGAGGACGACACCATGCATCGACAGAGACGCGCAGGTCTTTATGGATGGGCTGAGCACGGTTTTGCCGTTCTAGACAACAGACGAGTGCTTCTTGGTTCATTCTAAGATTACTTTTCTGTGATTTAAAAAAATTAAGCCGTCTTTAGTGATCCTTAATACGTGGTATTGCTAAAGGCGGTTTTTTTCAATATAGTAGACCGAAAGGACGAGATAATGACAAAAAAGATTATGCTTATTTTCGCGTCTTTGCTGATTGCCTTTTCTTTACAGGCAAGAGCAGACGAAGAACTCTACAATAAGCTTCAAGATATATCTGTTACCGTAAAGTCAGGATTTAGCGAGGGCTCTGGCGTAATTATAACTAGAGACGTGAGGGTCGGCCCGAACAAGACAGAAAAAATTAATTTCGTTTGGACTGCCGGGCACGTTATTGACAACCTTAGATCTGTAAGAACCATTATCCAAGATGGGCAGCAAGTAAGGGTAGTTGAGTTTAAAGACGCCCAAATTGTTAAAGAACTGGTGGAGAACGGTCGTCGGGTAGGAGAACTAAAAATGGACGCTAAGGTTCTAAAGTATAGTTCTGCTAGCGACGGAGAAGACCTTGCCCTTCTTATGGTTAGGAAAAGAGATTTTATCCAGCAAAATGCAGACTTTTATAACCCAGATTCGCCGGTTGCCATTGGGACAGAGCTTTACCACGTTGGCTCTCTCTTGGGACAGCAAGGTTCCAATTCCATGACACGGGGCATTATATCTCAAGTAGGTAGGGTACTGAACTTGGGTAACGGAGACGGTGTTGTTTTTGATCAAACCACAGTGACGGCATTTCCGGGTAGCTCCGGAGGGGGCGTTTTCCTCTCAGAAAGATCTAAAGACCATAGGGGAGAGTACGTTGGGATGCTTGTGCGAGGGGCAGGAGAAACGTTTAACCTAATTGTGCCGGTCCGAAGAATGAGGGAGTGGGCTGAAAAGGGCGATATTTCTTGGGCTATTGATACAAATGTTGAAGTGCCAACCCTAGAAGATATTCTCAGCCTTCAAATAGAAGGGGGCAGTTCCAATAAAAAAGATGGAGAAGAGAAAGCTCTTTCTCCAGACGCCATTACTTTCCCAACTTTGATTGGAGGCAAAAAAGAGGCACTGCCAAAGGCTTCCGAATAATTACAGGAGAAAAAGATGTCTGCAATGTCACACTATTTGGAGTCCGGAATAATAGGGCACCTCTTTAAGGAGATTACCTTTTCCTCTCCTACGGGTATATATATAGGTTTAGTTGGAAACTATAGCTCAGGATCTCTTGAGAGCGGTAGCTTTAGTCAGGAGCTTAGTGGGGGTTCTTACGCTAGGGTTTCTGGAGGTCCCGGAACTGCTTTCTGGGCACCCCCCGCCACCACTGGCCAGACGAATAATTTTCAAGAGTTTGCATTTCCTACGGCTACTTCTGACTGGGGATACGTTTCTGGGGTATTTATTGCTGATGCAGAAGGCGCTGAGGCGAACATATTGATTTATGGACAGCTTACAACAGCAAAAAATGTCACTACCGGAGATACCTTTTCTTTTGCTAGCGGAGACCTCGATATATTCTTTAAATAAAATTAGAGGGGCCGTTTGACAATGATATTTGTAAGAGACAGGGTAAAGCAAGGAACGACCACAACAGGGGCGGGAACAGTAACTCTTGACAGTTCCTTCGCGGGTTATCAGAATTTTTCTGTTCTGGACAATGGATCTCAAACCTATTACGCTATAGAAGAATCCTCCAATTGGGAAGTTGGCATAGGAACCTATAGTTCAAATACTTTGACTAGGGACACTGTTCTTGCGGGCGCTAGTGGGGATGGCACTCCCATCTATCTTTCTGGAAGCGCTACTATCTTTATAACATACCCTTCCAGCGGAGCCGTTTTTACTAGTGGGAATGTGGTCTCTTTGACTGGAATAAACCTTGGGGTAAGCGGGGTAGCTTTCAATGATGATACAACCCAAGGAACCGCGTTCTCTTATGCTAGTGGCGTCCAGATTGACCTGAATGACAGTCGCATTTCGACTATCGAGACTACCGGCGTTGCGCTGACAGGCTCGGTTTCGGCTCTTGCTGCATCTGGCGTGGGCTACAGCAGCCGCATTTCGACTATCGAAACTACCGGGGTTGCTCTGAGTGGCTCCGCTTCGGCCCTTGCGGCATCTGGGGTGACTTATTACACAGGCATTTACAACACATCGGGGCAGCTAAGAACCGACCTTATTGCCACGGGCAACGCTTTGGAATCTTCGAGCTTTTCCGCATCGAGCGGTGCAAGAGTTGACCTGAATGACAGTCGCATTTCGACTATCGAGACTACCGGCGTTGCGCTGACAGGCTCGGTTTCGGCTCTTGCGGCATCTGGCGTGGGCTACAGCAGTCGCATTTCGACTATCGAGACTACCGGCGTTGCTCTGAGTGGCTCCGCTTCGGCCCTTGCGGTATCTGGCGTGGGCTACAGCAGCCGCATTTCGACTATCGAGACTACCGGCGTTGCTCTGAGTGGCTCCGCTTCGGCCCTTGCGGTATCTGGCGTGGGCTACAGCAGCCGCATTTCGACTATCGAAACTACCGGGGTTGCTCTGACCGGTTCGGTTTCGGCTCTTGCGGCATCTGGCGTAACTTATTACACGGGCATTTATAACACATCGGGGCAGCTAAGGACTGACCTTATTGCCACGGGCAACGCTTTGGAATCTTCGAGCTTTTCCGCATCGAGCGGCGCAAAGGTTGACCTAAATACGAGCCGTGTTACGACAATCATGACCACCGGGGTTGCGTTGACCGGTTCGGCTTCGGCCCTTGCGGCGTCTGGCGTGGGCTACAGCAGTCGCATTTCGACTATCGAGACTACCGGCGTTGCTCTGAGTGGCTCCGCTTCGGCCCTTGCAGCCTCTGGCGTGGGCTACAGCAGCCGTATTTCGACCATCGAGACCAGCGGGCTTGCGACCATAAGTAGCAACCTGACCACCGTAATGTCCACGGGAGTTGGCATCATTGACACCAACCTGAAGGTCGTCATGAATTCGGGTATCCCGACTATCAACACCAATCTAAACGCTGTTATGCAGACTGGCGAAGTTATGCCCGGTGCTAGCGGCCTTACCTTGGGCGTAGTAGATACCAACCTGAAAACCGTGATGACTACAGGTGTCTCGACTATCGACACAAACCTGAAGGTCGTCATGAATTCGGGTATCCCGACTATCAACACCAATCTAAACGCTGTTATGCAGACTGGCGAAGTTATGCCCGGTGCTAGCGGCCTTACCTTGGGCGTAGTAGATACCAACCTGAAAACCGTGATGACTACAGGTGTCTCGACTATCGACACAAACCTGAAGGTCGTCATGAATTCGGGTATCCCGACTATCGATACCAACCTCAACGCGGTTATGCAAAGCGGTGGATCAGGAGTACCAGCGCTAATCTCTGGGGCAGGAGGGGCTAAAAAGACATTTGACCTTTCCACCGGATCAACATTTACGCATACCTTGGATGCAAATACCACATTCTATTTGGCAAACGTTACCCAAGGCCAGAAGTTTGTACTAAGAACCGAGCAAGATTCGGGAGGCACCAATTCGGTAACATGGGGATTTGGAGATGGAACCAACGGGGTAATTAAGTGGGCAGAAGGAGGCACCGTGCCTACCGGAACATATTACGGGGGCAAAGCAGACGCATATGGATTCATAGCAATTGCGACAGGACTATACGATGGCTTTATTATAGGATCAAATATATAATGACGCAGTATTCAAGACCAGATAACGATAAGGTAGATGGTAGTTGGGAGAATCAGGCCGGTAGCGCGACCAATATGTATGCAAGCATTAATCTTGCCTCAGAAGATGATAGCAAATACATCAAAGACCCAAGTAACATGGGCTCTCCTAATACTTGTGAATTTTATTTAGACGACGTTACAGATCCCGGCGGAGCATCAAGCTCATGGGCTTCGCTACCAGTGCTTAAAATCAGAAATAAGGAAGGCGGCGGGATGGGTAACACTACTCAGCTCGATGTAGTTCTCTTTCAAGACTCAACCACAATAAGGACTTTTACCCCCCACAATCCAACCACTAGCATTGACGACACCCCGATAGGAACCCTCACAACCACCCAAGCAGACAGTCTTACTGCAACGGATGGAGACTTTCAGAATCTTTATCTACGCATAACTGGACTTGATGCCATGGGGGCCGGGGCCTCAATTTTTATATACAGGGTTTGGATTGAGTTCCCTGACGCCCCTGCTCCTGCCGCCGCTGCACAAAATGGGTCAGCCTTTATGTTATTTTTAGACACTTAAGTTTCGGAGATACCCAACCAATGTCTTTCGGAATAATCCCCATTGCTTCTGGTCCTCTATCTTCTCTGGGAGTTACCTCAATAAGTGCTACTTCAGCATTGGAGGTAATTGCTACCCTAGTAGCTGATGGCGTTATTTCTTCTGCGGCAGTAGCAAGCATTGATGCCGTTGCCATACTAGAAGCAGACGGAACTCTTACTTTAGGAGGGGCAAAGGCAGAACTGAATGTCATCGCTAGCATTTTAGCAACCTCCACAGTCAGGGGCTCGGACGGTGAGATTTTTATATGGACAGCCCCTGCTCGGCCTACCACATGGAGTTTCTCTGAGGCATACAATGGAGATAAATTAATTTGGGTTATTCCAACAGGAGTGGGGGCTAGTACATGGGTATTGCCAAAATAATTGGTGTATTTTGTAGTGAGAGTGCACACAATGAAAGGTAAAAAATGGGTATTTTATCTAACCAGAGACTGGTAAAACAGCCAACTGAAACTAGAAAATTCGGAATGGAATTCAACAGCCTTCTCGGAACGTCCGAGACGATTGCCGGAATAACAAGTGCTAATTCAGAAAAAATAGACGGGGATTCTTCTGACCTTACCATATCAACAACGGGCATTGAAACATCTACTGTAAGCAGCAAGAATAGTCTCGTTACTTTTTGGATTGCAGGAGGTACGACTGGCAATACTTATAGATTAGAAATATTAGTCAATACTTCTTCTAGCGCTATTCTAGAGGGAGACGGAATCCTTTATGTAACGGATAGATAATATGAGCTGGCAAAATACAAGTCTATTAATGTTAAGAACAATGCTAAATGACGCTGGCGTAAGCGAAATGCGATACAGTACGCAACGACTGGAAGAACTACTTATTACAAGTGCCTACTTTTTACCTTTAGAAATAAACTTTAATTCCATCTATACTGTGGACGTTAGCGCATATACAATTACTCCTGATCCCGGAGGTAGCTCTCCCACTGCGGATGGAGACGAATTTATATCATTTATGGTGCTTAAGGCTGCATGCATAGCAGATGAAGGCAATTTTAGAAATGCTGCCCTCCTACAGGGTGTCAATGCTCGCGTTGGACCAGCGCACATAAATACGTCAGCATACGGCTCTCACCTAACAACCCTTCTGACAGAAGGTCCCTGCAAGGCTTTTCAGGAGCTTAGAAGCGAATATAACTTTAGTTATGAAGGAAAGAAGATTATACGGGCGGTAATGTCTCCCTTTGCTGCTAATAAGTTTGATCCCCGAAGTATGCTGGGGGGTGTGGGAGAAGGAGATTTACAAAATCCAATCCGTAACAGAGGCGGATATTAATTTAAAGAGGTGATAAAATGGTAATGATTTTTCAGCCGAAAGGCGCTGGGACTACCCACAAAGAGGGAACCGTATTGGTACAGGCCCCGCGCGCTGCCGGAACAGGTATTCTCGGAGATACCTCTTGGGGTTGGTATGGTTCCGATTATACGATTGATACATATGTTTCAAATCTCCCCACAACCGGATCAATTGACGCAAATTACAGCACCAGATTTACTGGATGTCCTCCCTGTCAGTCCCAGTGCGGCCCTTGCTAAATAAAGTATAATGGCTAAAAACTATTTTGCAGGAATAATAAACAGTGACCTCAAAAATCTTTATAATGATGCGATAAAAGCGTTGTTAGAAGATAGCGGGGCTACTGTACCCTGTACTTTGTATTACGGAATTACAAAATGGGAAAGCTGCGATAATTGTTTGTATGATCCTATTGGCAGGAAGTCATCAAACCGATTTCAAGACGGGGGGTCTGTTCCTTTTCCCTTTGGGGGGGTTTGTCCTGTTTGTAACGGAGACGGAAAGCGTCCCGTAATAAAAACAGAAAGCATATATTTAGCTGTTATTTTTGATTATAAACAGTTTTTAAATATGTCTGCTCCAGTTAACAATCCGGACGGCACCATTCAAACCATTGGCAAGAAAGAAGCTACCCCAAAGATGAAAAGAGCAAAAGAAATTCAGGTAGCTACAGATATTGCTGCGTATGCAGACCATCGCTTTCAGAGAATTTCCGAACCAGAGCCCGTTGGTTTTGGCAACAGCGAATTTGTTATATGTAATTGGAAGAGGGTAATGTAATGCCACGAATTCCACTAATTGCTAATATCAAGCTAGATCAGGATTTTGCTTCTAAGTTCCATAAAGATATTATCAGAGAGGTCAACGAAAAGCTTTTCAGTGCCATTCCTCTTGCGGTTAACAAAATAAAACAGAAGCTGGGGAATTCCATTCGGGCTAGAATTATGTCATCCCCAGAATATGCTGCTATTTCTGGAGGAAGATTTCGCGGAGAGCTTGGACTTCCCGATGGGGCGATGAGAATAAATGCTATCATTGAAAGATGGGCAGAGAGCGTTTCGGTAGCATACGTCAAGGGCAAAGGGGGAAGCTTAGGAACGATAGACATAGGCATATTGCAGTCTGATTGGCAAGACGTTTTAGCTATGGGGGAGGCCGTTCTTACATATTCGTCCAGAAAAGGAGCTAAAGCCTTAGAGTGGCTACGCTGGCTACTTAAGGAAGGCAATGCTGTTATAGTGTCTCAATATGATTTTGCCTTCAAGTCAACAAGAAGCAGCCGTACAGGGCTTGGAATTATGGTTAAGAAAAGAGGTGGTGGCTGGAAGGTTCCTTCTCAATATGCAGGAACTGACGATGATAACTTTGCCACACGGGCGCTTGCCGATATAGCGGGCGATATAGACATAGTAGTGCGGAGGGAGTTGACAAAGGTAATATAAAATGGGTTGCGAACCATATACAAAATTTAATAAAGTTTCTCAGATAGGGGAAAGTCTATTAAGTTCTGAAATAGAAAATAACCTCAAATGGTTTTTAGACTGGTCTTTCCTTGGAATAGGCGGATGGAGCAATGTAGAAATACCCACTTCCGGGGCCTTTGGAGGTAATTTTAATACCTTGAGGCTTGTTAGCGACCCATCCTATACAGATGGTCAAGTGTGGGAAGGAGCAAGAAAGGACTGGGTGTGGGAAACAGGAAGTTCCTATTCAGGTTATGACCCAATACAGATTTCCGGTGTATATATCAATGACACTCTTTATGCTACCGGAGACGCTACATATGGGCATCACTATAATTATCCTCTTGGGAGGGTAGTTTTTGATAGTGCTATTGCAACTACCTCGAATGTTCAGGTTGCACATAGCTATAGGAATGTTCAAGTATATGTGGCAGATCAGGCCCCTTGGTGGGACGAACTTCAATACAATTCATTAAGAGTAGATGACAGCACATATAGTATGACGGGTTCAGGTTCTTGGGGAGTGTTGGCAAACAATCGTGTTCAAATGCCAGCAGTAGTCCTTGAAGTCGTTCCTAGGCGGAGATTTGTCCCTTATCAACTAGGGGACACTTCACAATTTGTTCAGCAAGATATTGTATTTCACGTTTTGGGAGAGTCTAGATGGTGGAGAAATCAGCTTGTTGATATATTATCTTATCAAATAGACAGCCAAATATGGTTGTTTGATACAGATACCTTAATAACTAGCGGCGTATATCCCTTAGACTATAGAGGCATGAAAGTAGGCTCTCCGTTAAACTATGACAATGTTGTAACAACCCCGCAGTATAGATACCTTTTGGCTAGAGTTATTGACATGAATATTACAGAAATGGAATCTCATGACCCACGACTCCACGAAGGCACCGTAAGGGCCACCGTAGAGATCGTTTTAAGTTAATTTGCCCCCAAATGGTGTATTATTTATGCGGAAACTTAAATTCACTAAAACAATTTAGGAGACGTTTAAATGGCTAATAATAGAGTCTATTACGCAATTCAGCAAGTTTCCTTCACCAAAAATAGCTCAGGTTATGCTTCAACGGCAGAAGGTACGCGCACTGTAGCACACGGTGTTCAGTCTGTGGGCCTGACGACTACGTTCAATTTAGAGCAAGTATTTGAACTTGGTCAACTTGCTATTTATGAAAATATTGAAGGAACTCCTGACATTGAAGTGACAATGACAAAGGTGCTGGATGGCTACATTCCCCTTTGGTGCCTTGCCACATCTGATCAAACCGATGGTCCTCAGCTTGCAAAAAGATGTACGTCAGCCAATAAGTGCTTTGTTCAGCTTGGCGTTTGGGACGAAGGTAAAGAGTCTGCGGGTCAAGACAGCTCAACCGCCCAAACGTGGGTTAGCATGTCGGGCCTGTATCCTACCTCTATATCTTATAATTTCCCAATAGATGATAACTTTTCTGAAGACATCACTCTCGTTGGTAACAGCAAGGTATGGGGAACCGGTCAAACAACCAGCGCCCTACAGTGTACGCCAAGTTACTTCCCAGACGCCGCTGCTGGCGCTTTTGGGGGCAATGACGATTCCCCGGTTGGTTCCGGTGGGGTCAATCGACGCCAGAACATTCTTTTGGCTACCGGGAACAAAGATCAGACGGACACTGCCATGATGGTCCTGCAAGGCAATAATCCAGACCTAACCGTTCTTCCCGGAGACATTCCCGGAGTCTATGTTCTTAACAATACTGGAGTGAAAGATACAGCCCATCTCCAGTCCATGTCTGTTTCTGTTGACGTTGCCCGCGAAGAGCTATTTGAGCTTGGTAAAAAGGTTTCTTATGCACGCCCAGTGACTTTCCCAATCGAAGTTACTTGTGATATTGAAGTCATTTCTTCCAGCGGCGATCTTGTAAATGCAATTGATTCTTGCGGTCACATGCCACCCGGTGGCGGTGGATGCAGCTCTGGGGAAGCCAACAACTTGGCCAACCGAGCGATCCGAATCGCTTCCTGCGAAGGTACGCGAATCTGGCTTGGCAAGAAAAACAAGCTTGCTTCTGTTACTTATGGTGGGGGCGATGCTGGCGGTGGAAACGCTACCGTAACCTACAGCTACAGCACGTTCAATGATTTCACCCTTATCCACGAAAGAGACGTTTTCGTTAGCGGAGGCTCTCTCTCTGGAGATAAATGGTGGCAACATAGGCA